ACTCAAAATAGGAGATGGTATATCTGTATATACAGTATATCTCTTACTCATGTCAACCATATTGGACATAGATTCATCGAAACCTCTAAGCGTTTTAGAATTAGAGGGTGCTGATTGTTGTGTAGATCTAGATCCTCTTGAACCAAAAGAAGAACCATTTTCATTTCCCTTAGAATCTGTATTATCTTGTGAAGAATTTTGCAAACTATCTGTTTCAGAAGATGGAGCTGATTCATCGAATCCTGAAGAAGTTTGTGATTGAGAAGATTGTCCTTCTTTCTTAGGTCCTTCTCCGATCGATCCTCTACTGCTTGAAGATTCTCCATTCTGGTCTTCAGTTTCGGATCCCGATACATTGACGATATTTGAAAGAGATTTATTATGCTTGGAGTATTTTTCAGAATCAAAAATTTCAATCGCAATATCAACTACTTCAGAAAATTTTTCGATCTTCTCGATTCTCTTTATATAAGAACTTTCTGTTTCACTAAGATTTAGATGAATGATTCCACTGAATTTGAAATAGATGTTTAATCTGTCGATTAGAGGAAGATCTTCAACAGCATCTATTTCAAATATCTTATTGTCAAGAATCTGTTTATAACCATGATAGAAGATCTTCTTCATTCCAGGATATTTCTGTTTTACAAGAGATTCGATCCTAGCGTCTTCAATCACATTCAGATAATCACGAAAAACTTCATTAGGTTCTCTTAATTTAATTGCAGAGATCCATGATTCAGAATTAGTATACAGAGCATGACCAATTTCATGACCAATCAGCGATTCAACAATAATGTCTGACATATTCTTCCATGTCGGAATCACCAACACTCTGTTTTTGGTGTCGAAATAAGCAGAAGATTGTGGCTTCTGAATAACGGTGATGTCTTCAGTCGACATTAATTTCGCTAGATTGTCTTGAACTGTTGTAATCATAATACCATTATACTATAAATTTTCTGTGTGTCAAATTCTTTTTCATTCCTCTCCAAAAAGACTCTTAAAATAAATCATTTGCTTTATTTGACTAGAGAAGTTATAATGGGTATGTAGTGATTTTAAGGAGATATATGAACTTTATCGAAGCAGTTAAACAGGAGTATCCGGAAAAGCAATCATTCACTAGACCGGAATTAACTATGGTAGCAGAGAAATACTCTCTTCGAAAACAATTCACAGAATTCATGACGACTGAGTCTAATAAGATTAAGCGTGGTTTATATAAAATTGATCCGAGTTTTAAAATAACAGATAGTTTAGAAAACGAAGCTGTAGTTGAAATGAAGAAGGTTAAACCTATTGTAAAGAATCCAAACTTTCCCATTATTCTAGAACAAAAAGTCGAACATGTGAATACAATGAATCTTGTTCCTGAAAAGGATCCCGAATTCGTTCCATTTGGCGATTTCAGTCTACTTAAAAAGATCATCAACTCTAAAGCTTTCTTTCCTGTTTATATCTCCGGTGAATCTGGAAATGGTAAGACGAAGATGGTCTATGAAGTTTGCGCACAGTCTAAGAAAGAATTAATTCGTGCAAATATCACAGAATCTACAGACGAAGACGATCTGATTGGTGGATATCGACTAGTTAATGGAGAGACTGTTTGGCAAGATGGTCCTGTAGTAGAAGCTATGAAACGAGGAGCGGCTCTTCTGTTAGACGAAATTAATCTCGCATCACCGAAGATTATGTGCCTACAGCCTATCCTGGAAGGCAATCCCATTTATATCAAGAAAACTAACACTATTGTCTATCCAGTTCATGGATTCAATATTGTTGCGACCGCAAATACAAAAGGTAAGTCTTCCGATGACGGTCGTTATATTGGATCCAATACTCTAAACGAAGCACTGCTTGATAGATTTGCTATTAACATCGAACACGAATATCCTTCGAGAGATGTTGAGATTAAGATCTTGTCGAATATTCTAGAATCATTCGATTCAAAATCACAAGAAAATGTAGAATATGTTACCAAATTAGTAGATTGGGCGAAGACTATTCGTGATACATTCGAAGCAGGTGGAATTGATGAAATTATCACTACTCGTAGATTAATTCATATTCTTCGTTTCTTCCTAATTGCTGGTGGAAATCGTATGCGTGCTATTCGTTACTGTACTTCTAGATTCGATTCTGATACCAAGAAAGCTTTCTTCTCCCTTTACCAGAAGTTAGATTCTACAGTAGAAATTGATGCGGAGAATTTCGCAACAGATGGGTTATCTGGACTATCTTTAGAAGACGTCCCTTTTTAAATCAATAATGTTCAAATTTTCTATAGGTGGTCTAAATAGGACCACCATTTTTTATAAATAGATATGAGGATATAGATAATGCCATTGTATGATTATCATTGCACTGATTGCGAACATTCTTTCGAAAAGAATGTTAAGATGGATGACTGTGATTTACCGACTACCGAACCTTGCCCTGAATGTTCTTCTATGACTGTTGTAAAAACAATCACGGCTGCTGGTATCGGCGATCCTGTTCGATTGGGTGTAACTAAAGCACCAGCAGATTTCCAAAAGTATGTTTTGGGAAGAATTAAAGAAGCACACCCACGTGGTAACGTTGAAAGAAGTAGGTCTATTGTAAAGGAAATTTAAATTTGATATTCTTGATTATGTGTAAAGGATACTAATGTCAAGAAAACCGAAAACATCCAAGAATAATCTAGAACCAACTATTGATAATTCCTTCTCACTGAGAAGGATTCAACCAATGACAGAATCACAACAAGATGTATTCAATGCATTTGAAGAAGGATATAATCTTGTTCTTTGTGGTTCAGCTGGTACTGGTAAAACTTATATATCATTATATCTGGCTCTATCAGAATTGATTAAGAGAGATAAGGCAGCTAAAGATAGTCCTAAGAAGATTATCATTATTAGATCTACAGTCTCTTCTAGAGATGTTGGATTTTTACCAGGAACTCTGAAAGAAAAGATGGCCGTTTATGAAGATCCATATAGAGGCGTATTCGCCGAATTATTTGGAAGAGGAGACGCATTTGAGATTTTGAAAGCAAAAGGTATTGTCGAATTCTGTTCCACTTCTTTCTTACGTGGTACTACAATTAACGATGCATTCATTATTCTTGACGAATTCCAGAACGCAGGCGTTGGTGAACTTGAAACTGTTATCACTAGAGTAGGGAAGAATTCTAAGATTTTCTTCTGTGGAGATTGGGCTCAGAACGATCTAATTAGATCGAAATGGGATGTTTCTGGATTACCTTATTTTATGAAGATTATCGAAAAGATGCAAGAGTTTGATATCATTGAATTTGGTATTGAAGATATCGTCCGTTCAGGAATAGTTAAATCATTTATTATTGCTAAGTCTGAAGTTGATGAAGAGTTGTTATCCAAAGACAAATAGTATATAATATATAAGTGAAGTTATTCAAACACAATAGATTAAATCTTCCTCAGTTACAAACCCAAGAGGGAAATGATAGAAGATATTACATTACTCCAGAAGGTAATTATTATCCATCCATCACAACTCTCTTGGGACAACTTTCTAAGGAATCATTAGATGATTGGAAGAAATCTATCGGTGAAGACAAAGCAAAACAGATATCAGATTATGCTTGTGAATTGGGAGAAAATCTACATTATGTTGTTGAAAAATATTTAGATAATGATCCAAAATTCTTATCGTACGCAACCGTACATTCTAAATATATGTTCTCTGCCTTACAAGATACACTTGATAGAATAGACAACATCTATACACAAGAAGCTACTCTATATTCTGACGTCCTTGGTCTAGCAGGTAGAACCGATTGTATTGCAGAATTTGATGGTGTTCCTTCTATCATAGACTTCAAAACTTCTAGAAAAGAAAAGAAAGAAGAATGGATCCAATCTTATTTCGTGCAAGGAACAGCATATTCTTTGATGCTTGAGGAGATGACTGGTATTAAGATTAAACAGATTGTAATTCTTATGTGCACATATGATTCACAACCTCTAATTTTTAGAGTGAATAGATCGAATTATTATTCTGCATTAAAAGACATTATGTGTAAACATCTTGGAGATTTGAAATGGCGATGACCTACAAAGACATTCAGAATTTGGCCGAAGTCGAATTAAAAATAGATAGATTCAATCTTGGTGAAGAAGCTACAAGAACTCCAAATATCCTAATGAGATTCCTGGATATCTATCGTTCAGAGAAGATTATTCTTCATAAGATGAATAAGAAATTAGACGAATTGAAGAAAGATAAATGGGAATATTATTCTGGAAAAGCCTCTGATGAAGTCTATAATGAGAAGCCTTTTGATATTAAAGTTCTCAGACAAGATCTGGATTTGTACATGAATGCAGATCCTGAATTATCCGATCTCATGTATAATATACAAACACAGAAAGAAAAGATCTTTTGTTTAGAAAAGATTCTACGTGGTATAGAACAGAGAGAATTTTCCATCAAGAATGCAATAACGATGATTCGATTTGAAGCTGGTGAAGTTACTTAGAAAAAGAGTTTTATCATGAGTGTTATAAATATGTCTGAATTGACATGAATATAACACTTAAATCATTTAATGAGACCTATGCTATTGTAGACGCCGAGCCAGGAATAATCCAAGAGTTATATGAACTCTTAAGTTTCGAAGTTCCTGGTGCAAAATATATGCATATGTACAGGAAGAGGTTGTGGGATGGATATGCAAGATTACTAAACAAACGTAACAACACTGTTGGTAAAGGTCTTGCACATTACATTAAATCTTACTGTGAAGAGAATGGTTATACGTTCAATCAAGAATTCGACAACAAAGGATTCTCTGAAGAAGTTGCAGACACGTTCATTAAATCTAACAGAATGTGTTCTGGTGGACGAGAGATCGAATTACGTGATTATCAATTAGATGCGATTAAACATGGGATCTGTAACAACAGATCTATCACAGTATCAGTAACTGGTTCTGGAAAATCGATTATCATTGCATCACTAATCAAATTCTATAACGAAAATGTAGAAGGAAAGATTCTTCTGATCTGCCCCACCACTTCTCTGGTAGAACAGTTATATTCAGATATCGCAGATTACTATCCAGATTGGGATATTAAACAAGATATAACAAGAATATATTCTGGTATGGAGAGAGAAAATAAGAAGATTATTCTAAGTACGTGGCAGAGTCTGTATGACAAACCTCCTTCTTATTTCGAAGATATCGAAGTTGTTATGGGAGATGAATGTCACCTCTATTCTGCGAAAGAAGTTTCAAAGTTATTCGATAAATGCATCTATGCCAGATACAGACACGGTTTCACCGGAACCCTATCTGGTGAAAAGATTCATCAACTACAATTAGAAGGTATATTCGGGAAAGCCAGACAGATCACAACTACATCAGATCTAATCAGTAAATCGCAATTATCAGATTTCAAGATTAATGCATTGGTTTTATCTTATTCTGCTGCATCTAGAAAAGCTGCAAAAGAATTCTCTTATGAAGAAGAAGTTAAATTCTTAATCTCTAACGACAAGAGAAATCGTTTTATCGCAAAATTAGCAGCTAGCACAAAAGGTAATACACTCGTTCTATTTTCAAGAGTAGAAACGCATGGTGAACTAATATACAATCTTATTCAAAAATATACTGATAGACCAGTCTATTTTATATATGGTGGTACAGATGTTGATATTAGAGAGGATGTAAGAATAAAAATTAATTCTATTAATGATGGAATTATCGTTGCTTCTTCACAGATATTTTCTACTGGTATCAATATTCCTTCACTCCAGAATATTATATTCACACATCCTTCTAAGTCTAAGATAAGAGTCTTACAATCTATCGGAAGAGTTCTAAGATTATCGATAAATAAGTCGGGTCCAGCAATTCTTTTCGATATAGTAGACGATCTTAAATTTAGAAATAAAACTAATTTTTCTATGAAGCATTTTTTAGAAAGAGCAAAACTTTACGTTCAAGAGAACTTTAACTACAAAATCGTAAATGTTGAATTGGAGAAATAATATGGATATCATTAAGATCCCGAAATCGAATTATGAGAGAAAGATTCCAAGTACTATAGAAGAAGCTATGGTAGAATTGGATAGAAGAATTATGATTACTGCAAGAGAGAATCTTGGACAAGTACAAGCTAGAGTAATCTTTCGTGAATTACTTGAAGATTATACAAAAGGAATGGAATCGAAATCTCAGTATATCGTTACTCTGTAGTGCAGAACACTACTCTTCGATACCTATCCAGTAACCATATAGATATATCTATTACTTAAAACGGCTACATACCTATTATAGCTTCCAAAGACAAGAAAGTCAATATCCGATTTAATAAAAACATATTGCTTTCTTTTCATATGAGTTATATAATAGATGTATGATACTTAACATACCAATGACTAATGATTTACCAAATATAGAAGACATTATCATTAAACCAGAAGATATTCTTAGAGAAGTGAAAGACTTAGCTCTCAATAATAAGATGAATTATCTAGAGGCAACTGTATACTATTGTGAGAAGAATAACTTCGATCTAGAAGCTGTTTCTAGGACTATTCCACAGTCACTTAGAACTCTTATCGAACAATCAGCAAAAGAGTTGAGGTTATTCAAGAAGTCACATAATTCTTCTAACACACTACCGATATGAGTGAGATCTTTTCTGGTTATGATGCTTATGTAACTTATCTTGCATTTAAGTTGCATTTTTCGAGTAAGACTTACAATTTCTTTAAGTTTAATGGAAAAACGAAAGCTAATCCAATTTCATATGAATCCAGAAAAGATAGATATCATTTTGAGAAAATAGCTGCGAGAATATCAAGAGACACTTTTATTGAACGGATGCTTGTTGAATATCTAGATAACCAGAATTTTTGGATTAAGGATATTCTTACTGTAGACAACAAATCAAGACATCTAGTTTGGAGAGGATATATAGAAAGTTTCCATTATTCATTTAAATCTGAACTAGGAAAGATCAAGGAATATTGTCTTCTGAACGAAATAGAATACAAAGATCTTTTCAAAACGAAAGGAGTCACACATCCTCTTATTTTCAAGTTGTTTCTTAAAAAAGAGATTCGTCTAGAAACATTTATTTGTATCGATATTCTAATCAAGATCTCAGATAAGATGAATGTTGAGACTAAACCACGTGATCCTGTTTGGGATGAAACTAATACTCTTATGATTTATTACTTTCCATTCATTCAACAATTTATTCCGGAAAAAGGTCTCTTGAAAAAGATATTCCTAGAAGTTTTCAGTTGATAAATTATAGCACATAAGTTATTATAGTAATGGAGGTGCTTATGGATGATGAGTTGATTGTTCTTGAACCAGAAGATGGCGATGAGAAAGGATTTGTATCCGACGAAGATTTTGATAGTGTCTTTGATATAGAAGACTTTGATGAAGAGACTCTAGAGAACTTAATTGGTGAAGTTCAAAGTTCTATTGACTTTCTAGAAGATATTGTATACAATATGTACTATTCCTATAATAGATTAAAAGAAGAAACGACAGAACGTATAAATACATTAGAAATTGAGAATAAGAATTATTGTGAAGAGCTTAAAAAACTCTATCAAGAATTAGCAAATAATAAGCAAGAATAGCAAATTAGCAAAAAAGGAAACAATATGAATTTCGCAGATCTAAAAAAGAAGTCAAAGTCTAATCTAGACAATCTAGTAGCAGAATTAGAGAAAGTGTCTTCGGGTGGAAACAAGTACCAAGACGATCGTTTTTGGTCAGTTCCCATGGACGAAAAGACTGGAAATGGTACGGCTCTAATTCGTTTTCTTCCAGCTGGAAAGAATGACAAGTTACCTTGGGTTACAGTTTATTCACACTCATTC